AACCCATTGCGCTATAGCCTTCGACAGGTGCGAAGCAGTAGGCGATTAGATCAGCTCCGTTTGTATTCACACCCACCGTTCCAGCACCCAACGAAAACACTGAGCTGGTTGGACGAGTGTTATTCCAAGCGTTGAAATCAGTTGCTGCATTGGTTGCATTTAAAAGAAGAGATTCGTCTGCACCAATGTCACTGTGAGCAACTTGCCAGTTATACGCATTATCACGATCTTTAACAATGATCATTTTTGGCGCAGCATTTAAACCATGCCCAACAGTTGCAGCAGAGGAGCTGCCCGTATAAGACACAATCGAGAACCCAGCACTTGGGTTGGCTCTGACTGTTGAAGTTATGCTGCCGTCAGTGTTAGATACCGTGGAATCTCCGGCGTCCCACGCCCATGCAACATAAGTTTGATTTAAGCCATTAGCCCTGGTGCCTGCCCCAAGTGTAAAACCATCAGAATCAAACGAGGTCAATCCGTTTGTTAAAGTGTTCTCTGCGCCAGTTCCATTAGGGAAAAGCTCTTTAGTTGCGCCACGAATAATATCGTAAACGTTGTGACCTTTTGTTCCGCCCCTTTCTTTAAACCACACAAAATCAGGGCTAAACGAAAAATTACTGCGTTCATGTGTATTGCCTGTTCCAGTATATGTATCTACATCAAAATACTTACTGCCATCCGCAATCGTTGAACTTAAATTTGCAGTATTGAGCGACTTGTAGCCGCTTGGTGCGGTATGCGCGAAGGCACGTTGGCCGAAGTTCACCGTAAAAGTATGGGCTCCGCCTGATCCATCCATGAAAAATGGGGCAAATATCCCAGAAAGCCCAGTAAAAGCGGCAGTTCCTGAGTTTTGTATTGTTCCGTTTTTGTAAAAATAAAGATTGCCGTTGTCAGCATCGTAAGCAACGCCAATTACATCATTAGTGGTGTACGAATCGCCATAACTTGCGGCAATGTTGCCGCTTTGATATGAATTTCCGTCGGCGTAATAATAAAAATAACCGCCGGTTCCGCTGTACCAATTATTGTTTGCATAAGCTAAATCTGCTATGCCGTGCATTCCGCCAGCACTATTGTTAGTAATCTCCCAATACCATTTACCAGAAGACATCGCGATTGTTCCATATAACCCTTGATTTGCAGTTGAGGTTGTTCCGTCTAAATTTCCGTTAGACATTGACGCACCACCAAATATCTTAAGCGGATTCAACGTCGCATAGTTGCCCGTAATTTCTCCGCCCGCTCCAGTGTCACTTGCTGTGTCGCCGTTGGTTGGGGTGTCTAATAGGGAGTCGTTGCCTGCACCTGCTGCAACACTTAAGTTATTAACAGTCCACGTATTGCTGTTGCCACTTGTGTCCGTACCAAGCGCAGCGTTTGAACTGTTGTCCGCAAAGTCGAGGTGGAAGGAGTTGTCGGTAACGGTTACGCCGGAGTCAACTAAAAGCTTGCCGTCAACTTTGACCTGGCCTATGTAACAATATTGATTTGCGACTGGATAAGACCATTCAATAGAGTCTAAAGAAGAAACATTAAATACAATAATTTGGCTAGTAGCGTTTAAATTTAAATTAGATGTTTTATCAACACCGTTTAACTTTAGCACTCCTGAAGAGCCAGCACCTCCATAGTATTGTATTTCAACAGTTGTAGTATTTGAAAAGTTTGACCCGAAATCAAGTTTCCACGTACCGCCAAGTGCAGGCAAAGCCATTCCTGCACTACTTGTTGTAAAAACACCGTTAAAGGCGTTGGTGATAACGCGTGTGCCGTTGGCACCGTATCCATTATCTACAAATATCGGAGTTGAACTCCACGTCTGACTTTGGTCAACTAACGGACCATACGTCCCAGCAAACTCTTTCGGCTGATACACACCGTTGTCATCAAGCTCTACAAAATCTGTCGGCGCTAATGCTTGACCATCGATGAAATGTACGTCGGCTAGGTAAAAACCTGTTGGGTATAAAGTTGTATAGACAAAGTTACTTATTTCGTGATCAATGGGAGCATTGATGCTTTGGTTTTTATTTAATGTTGGTCCCGTGCCAGTCCAGCTTTGATTTACTCCGTTAACATAAATTTTAAGACGATCAGCACTTGATGATGTTTGAGTCGTATCAAGCACCACCATTACATGATACCAAGCCGAGGGATCTCGGAAAACTGCATCAGTCGTAACGCTTAAAGTTTCTTGGCAATACGTACCTGATGTGGATATAAAAGCTAACTTACCGTCGCCGTTAAGCCTTAATATACACCGGTCTGCACTAGTACCTGAAACGCCTGAATTAAAAATAGCTTTAAAGCTATCCATTTTTGTAATCTTTAACCAGCCACTCCAGGTCCAGGTTTTTAAATTGCCCGCAGATCCAAAGTTTTTTGATAGATACGCCGTATCTTCTTCGTTAAACCTAAGACTACGTTCAATGGCGTAGCCAGCAGCACCGGCACCACCACTGGCACCAGCAAGAACGTTAGAACCAATGACGCTCATGAGTAATTAGCGGTGAATACACAGTGAATTGATGTCGCGCTACGAACGATTAGATCTATACGATCCACAGCGGCAGCGGCTGTACTCAATGTTGGTGCGGTCCCACCAGCGAAGTCGTAATAGCTGCCATAAGCCAAAGTGCGACTGCCCGTACCGTCCTGAACAATAAAGATTGATCCGCTTTGACCAGCAACAATATTTGTCGGATTATCTAGCGTTCGATTTCCAGCCAGAGTTACGGTGAAATTATTGCTAGCTGCTAAGTCAACGCTGATGTTTGCCCCATCGGTCAGCGTTGTAATCTCTCCGCGCTGTGCTGCTGTGTAGGTCTGTGCTGCATCCGTCTTGGCAGTGTCAGCGTCAAACGCCTGCACAGTGCTGCCAATAGAAGACGAGGTAAGCCCGTTTTCTGTCAAATTATCGACTGTCACCGTCTTGGTGCTAGTCGTTATTGAATCGACCTTTACCGTTCCAAACGCCATTCCTAGGTCACACGCGGGTCAATACCTGCAATCTTAGCTCGCCCTTAAGCCATCAATCAAGAATGCGCCAAATTGATGTCGCTGGAACTGTAATAGTTGCGCCTGCGTTGATCGTCATTGGCCCGGCAGAAATCACGTTCTTGCCAGAACCAATCGTGTAAGTCGTTGTGATGGTGTTGTCATGCTCCAATGCCCAGGCATCAGTCCCCCCGCCGGTAGCGCCTGCGCTTGCTGGAGTTGTCCAAGAAATTGCACCCCCTGAACCGGTACTTGTTAAGACCTGGCCCGTTGCTCCGTAGTTCGCCCCAGCAATACCAATTTGACCAGCAGGGCCAACACGGATGCGCTCGCTTCCTTCAGTCGTAACTTTGAAATGACCATCAGCGCCTGTGTCAACAACTTCCGCCTCTGTGTTGCCTTCAATGATTTTGTCGGCATCAGGAAGCGTGCCATTAGCTGCAGCGGTGATCCTTCCTTGCGCGTCAACCGTAATGTCTGAAACGGTATAAGACCCAGGCGTTACAGCGGTATCGGCAAGTTTTGCAGCCGTTACCGCATCGTCTGCAATGTAAGCCGTTGCAATTGGCGTACCGTTCCAAACACCAGTCGCAATCGTTCCAACACTGGTCAGGCTGGAAGCAACAACAGCAGCGCCCAAGCTCGTTGCATCTAGAACCTTCGTTCCAGCAATACGAAATTCTTTTGCGCTCGCAATGTTCAGATGCTCGCTGAATGTCCACGCATCAGTTGAATTAACCCAATTGATGGTTTTGTCTGTTGCGCCCTTGAGCGTGATGCCGCCACCATCAGCCGTTAAATCTGTGGGAGTCGAGACCGCCCCCATTTCAATGTTTTTGTCCTCAACAACCAAAGTGGTTGTGTCAATCGTCGTCGTTGTTCCATTGACCGTCAGATCGCCTTGGATCGTGACGTTGTTGTCAAACGTGGCGGCGCTTGTTACATCAAGCGTGCCAGGAACATCAATGTTGCTTGCAAATTCAACGCCTGTTCCACTGGAGTCAGTTTGCAGCAGTTGACGCGCTGAACCGTTCCCAAGCTTGCTAACAGCAATCTCAGCAGTTGAAGAAATCTCAGCGTTGGCAATTACTCCATCCGCAATCTTTGCTGCAGTGATTGCACTATCTGCAATGTCCGCAGTGGCTAGCGGATAAGCACTGATCGCAAAGCCAGGAACAAAGGCAAGGGAATTCCAGGCTGTAGAGCCATCACCAATTTTGAATTTGCTGGTATCTGTTTCGTATCCCAGCTCACCACTTAAAAGCGTTGGGTTTGCACTAGCCCAATTTGCAGCGGTGTCACGCCGCTGCTGCATCTGAACCCGAACATTTGTAGCCGTCATGATCCAGCGCCCCCGGCGTTCAGTATAAGGCTGGCAGCAACTGCAGGATCAGCGTCATCCGCGTCCAAAATAAATGGCGCAGTACCTGAAAAGGCGTAACTGCTAAAAGCTACCAGGCTGCCCAGTTGAGCAGGCTCGCCAACGAGGATGTAAGAACTAGCAAGGCCCCCTGCCCCCAGGGCTACTAATAACGAAACGGTTACGTTGTTATAAACGCCGAAATGTTCCTCTTCTGGCGGTGAATTGTATCTATACGTTGAATCTGTTGGGACAACATTGATAGCACCCCAAAAAGAAGAATGATTTACGCCAAACGGCAAAGATGAGCCGCCCCGTGCAAAATAATGATTTCTTATTTCCTCAACTGCTGAACTTAAAATGTTCTGAAAGCTAACAGTACAGGTTACGTTGTCAGTCTTAAGGCTGTGCCGAAAATAAACGCCACCAACAGTCTTTGCGGCGGCCTCGGAAACATTCATCCCGCCCAACTCAAACGAAATTGAGTCCGGGGAAATAGTAGGAAAGTCGGCCATGATTAGGTCAGGCTAGGTGGCTTCAGCACAAGTTCAACAGACGCAGAAGTTGACGTAGAGCTGCTTTCACATTCTGGCGCGGCGGCATAGCGCCAAAGATAACCAGATGGAATCGTTAGACTCATGCCCTGCGTTGCCTCTGAAGGCAAATCAAAACCGTAAAAGACACCGTTTAAAAAATAATGGCTAACGAGGGAAAAGGCTTCAAGGTTTGTCAAAGCGGCATAGCTTAGCCTCAACGTGTGATTTAAAGTCGCGTTGCTTTGCCTTACATTGTGCTGGTCTCCGTTTAACATTTGCAACTGAGAGCTGACCGCTTCCCCAGGAATTAAAACGCGCTGTGAAGGTGGGACAGTGATAAAACTAGACATAATTAAGAAGCGCAGCCAACTGAATATTCCCATGCCGTCCCGCTTGTCGGCGCATAGACGGTCACAGTGATCAAACTGCTAGCACTTGTTTTTTGAACAGTGACAGGAACATTTATGCCACTGACAAAACCTGTGTCATGTGATGCTGCGCCCGAGATCACAAACCGATCCTGAATTGTATAAGCAGTGTAAGTAAAGGTGAACGAGCCAGGGAATGCACTGCCAACGTTGATAACTTTCGTGGAACCGCCCTGTCCGCCTGCATCACCACCGCCAGGGCAATCAATGATTTCATCGAACACGTCAACGATATCTGACTCGACACAGACCGCATAGCCGCCAGGTGCGCCAGGATCAGGGCAACAACCCTCAGCATAAACTCTTACGCCAGCTTGCTGGGCTGCGGTTGTCACAATGTAAGGCTGTGCAACGCCGCTTGTCACTTGAGTTTTAACCCCTGTGTTGATGTCGATGAGATACCACTTGATCAACGGGTTTGCGCAACCTGGCGTAAACGTCAAAGTATCGCCAGCAACTGGCGTGTTGGTGTAACCCTGAATCGTTGGCGTGGGCTCTTGGTCGTAAGGGTCTGCAGGGTTGTTTATTGATCCTGTTGGGGAAGATCCGCCGTCGCCAAAATCAAGACCACCTTCAGGGGTTAAATCTTGATCCACATCAGAAGGTGTTGGAGTGTTTGGGGTGCCTCCAGTGCCGTCAAATGGCCCGCGCCCAATATCTGGCAAGTCTGTTGTTGCCGTGTTTTCATCGCAATCAAAGTTTTGTCTGCCAGCGTCTAAAACAATCCCTGGCCCAGTTGCTGCAGCAACGTCTAGCGCAACAACGCTTCGGCCTTGTGAATCAATAGGGAAATGCGTTAAGTCATAAGTGATTGGCCCTGTACTTGTTTTCTCAATACGATCGATTTCATACAAGAAATCATGGTGCTCCACTTGATCAACAGCAGTTTCACGCCGCAGCCTGACTCTGACAATATCGCCAACCGACAAGATGCTTGAATGACTTCCTGGCCTAACCGTGATGCGCAGGTTGTGCATTATGTTCCGCCTGCGCGACAACATGTAAGTGCCAACCTTTACCGCATGATTTTCATTGGTGCAAAAAAGACTTAAATCATGCTGTTCAAAAGGACCATCAGAAGACGTGCCCGAGAATTTGACGTTTGTGGTTCGTGCAAAACCAATGTCCCCGCTTGGCTGCTCTCTCCACATCATTTGCATGATGACAGCGTTTCTTTCACTCAAAGGGATGTATTGAATCTCGAAACCGTCCGGCAATAAGTCAGATTCTGTGAACCCATACTCATAAGCAATAGCCGTTGTTTTAATGGTGTGGTTTGCATTGACTGGCAGCGTTGGCCTGAATGCAAATTTCCCATTGACTTTCGAGAACCTTAAAAGGAAGAAATGCGCGTGGGCTTGCATCCAATCGCTAAGGTTTGCCGATTCTTCTAGCTTGCCGTTGTAGAAAAACGAATTTGCTTCGCAGAAATTAGCCGCAGACGTAAGCAACGTGGTATCTATTAGATCGCTTGGGACAGCAGAGCTTTTATCAATCAAATACTTTGCAAGATCCACAAAGTTATCGCTTGGCCCCAAAGTGTTATCAATGAGCCGCGTAACTTTCATCCCTTCCCTGACAAAAGCATGAATTTGTAAATTCCAATTATCTAGATTAAAAATTCTATGCTCAAAGCTAACAACAGTCATATTGTCATAACTGCCAGAAGTACCGCAGTATTCAGGAAAGTTATGGACAACGTGATCAGTAGTGACAAACCCAACGTAACCCTGGACAGAAGATGTAAATATATGATAGACCTTGCCAACATCTTTTATATAATATGATTCGCCAGATACTCTGTTAACAGGCAAGGCAGCCGCACCGCCTCCGCCTGTGATTGTACTGGTTAGGTAGTCATCAATGAAATTGCCTGGCACCCAGGTTCCTGCTCTTCTGTCATAAGTTTGCGCGTAAGTGCCACGCTTACATTCTCCAAAAAACATATCATTCAATTTTATTGGGCTCATGTCGCCCTCACTTATTACGAGGCAGAGTTTTATGTCTACATGCTCTTGCGCTCTTACACTTTGCGCTAAAACCGTACCGCTTGAATCATACGTTTCAGATACGGTGACAATTGTGACGTCATTTTCATATCTTGCCTCTGTTGCTTTTGGGCTTACAAAAACACCCCCATTGTTATTTCTTCTGCGACAAAAAACAATTGGAACAGACCCACCAATTTTTGCAATCTGTTGAGGCCCGGTAAGATCCGCAGAAGCATTAGCGGCGCTCTCTTTGCCTGGAGACGTGACAGCCCCAGACTGATAGGGCAACAACTGCAGCGGATCAGAAACCTGAATTGTCATTGTCTTAAAGGTGAGCCAATCAGTGAAGTGCTATAGGTGCGTGGAGGGACTTGCGAACCTACAGGTGACAAGACTGTTCCGAGGCCAATTTGAAGCTCAGTAAAAGATCCGCCTAAGTCTAAGACCTGCCCCAAATGCGAGGCCACAACTGTGTAAGTTGTTGGGGCTACGCTTTGGGAAGCGTATGCACTGAATTCATACAAAGTCACCTCACACAGTCTCAAATTTGCCTGCGCTTCTGAAAATGAACTGACAACAGTGCTAGTGGCTGGAACAGTAATTGTTAATTCATTGCCCCCAGGCGCTGCGCTTTCGCTAATCCCTCCAAACTCAAAAGGGAAAAACTCCCAAGTTTGAGACAAGAAACTAAGTGACGTGTTCACATAATAGTTTTGCCAACGCACATAAGTTGTGCTGCCGCTAAAGACACGCAGCGTTGCCATCTGGGATCTGCTCATCCTGCAACCCCCTGGAAGCGGCGACCGCCATAGCTTCGTTGATTTCTATACATCTGAGAGCTGAACTGTTTAAGCGCCCCTTCAAGGTCTCTTACTGTCACGTAATTCTTGCCCTCTTGTTGCAGGACAGGGCCAGTTGTAACTTGCACTGTCGTGTTGCCTGTTCCGCCGCTGCCGCTGCCTGCATTAACAACGCCACCCTCAGCAAACCCAGGGATGGCACCAATCCCGCGACGGCCAGCCATCCAATTCTTTGCAAAACCAGATGCCTTGCTTTGGGGAACAATGTATTCAGATTCGCCACCCTCTCCGACCATTGCAAGAGTTGGGCCATTGACGACGCCACCCTTTGCAAATTGTGGAACATTCATTTGCGAGATCAACGGGATGTCTGGCGTTGGCAGTCGGTTGTAACCAGAAATTAAGCGATTGATTAAACCAATTGCGTTATTAATGCCTCCGACAATCGCCCTAAGCACTCCATTGATAATGCCTTTAATAAAACCAACAATTGCAACAAATGGAGCCTTTACCGTTTCAGCAAGTTTTTGGAACATTGAAACCAAGCCATCAACCAATCCCTGGCCAAAACCTAAAATTGGCTTCACGTAAAAGTCCATATAGAACTTCGCCGCTGCTTTCAAGATGTCGCCAACAACTTGAAAACCTGCTTTAAAAAAGTCGCCAATTGCTGCAAGTGCCTGGCCTATTTGATCACGGAAAGAGTAGATGGCAACACCAGCGGCAACAAGAAGCGCAGCCCAACCGAGAGGGCCAGTAAAAATACCTACAAGGATTGCGCCAAGACCTTTAAGCGCCCCCACCATTCCCAAGATTGCTGGCAGCCAGCCAGCAATTGTTGCCCCTATTTTTAAAACCGCAAGACCTTTCAAAAGGGTTACAGCGCCGCCAATCAAAGGAGACAGCAAAAGAAATGCTGCGCCCAAAGCTGTGACCGATGCAATTAACGTCTGCAATGGCTGAGGCAAAGAAGTAAATGCAGTAACAAGCGTTTCAATCACACCGACTAAAGCCTCAAGGGCAGGGACAACAGCAACCAACAAACGCTGCCCTAAATCCCCGAGCTTTTCCTGCATGTTTTCAATCCGATCATTAAAAGCTGCCGCTCTGTCTGCAAACTCTTGAGTCATCGCTGTGCTCATGTTCCGCACAGCATCACCGCCAGAATTTAAAAGCGGGATTAGCTCAGAACCAATCCGGGTGCCAAAAACAGCAGAGGCCAGCGCCGCCTTTTCCGTTCCATCGGCCATCTGCTCAAACCGATCTGAAATATCTAAAAACACATCATCAGCATTTCTCACGTTCCCATTGACGTCTTTTACTGAAACACCAAGCCGCTGGAAAGCGTCAAAGGCTGGACCCTTAGCTTTTTGCACAGCGTCATCAATGTTTTTCGTCAATGCAGGGAATGCACGTTCAAGGCTTTGAATGCTGGTGTCGCTTAGCTCTGCCACCTTGCGGAACTTGTCTAGGGTCGGCGCTGCGATGCCTGTTCTTTGAGACAACTTCGACATTGAATCAGCAGCATCCAAGCCGCCTTTTGCAAATCTTGCCAAGCCAGCAACGGCAACAACACCAACAAAACCACGCAAAGCATTGATTGCCCTGCCTGATGTTTGCTGCAGCCGCGTCATGGCTGTGCTTGTTTTATTACTTGCTTTCTCTACTCCGCCAAGACCCTTGCGCAATCCCGCAAGCTCCTGTTCGCCAACGACATTCGCCTTAATGGTTAAAGACGTTGCCATGTCGAGAGCCATTATTTCTCGCGCTTGTTTAGTGTCTCGATCAGTCTACCTTCAATGACCTGCAGGTCATCCAGTACCGCCAAGGGATCATCAAAACCCATCAGCTCAACGCACCAACGCACTGCCGAATAATCAAACCCAATCAATGCGCCCATTGCTGTGCGCCATTGGGTCTGGACTTTGAGGAACAAAGAAACGGCAGGCCATGCCGATGGGATCACCTCAAAGTGTTCGATCGGCTCAGCATCATCAAGAATTTCAATCCCCAGAGCTTTGGCGTGCTCTGCCGTCTCGTCAACAACTGCGCCACCGGCCCAATAGTCAGCGGCGCCGATTAGTTTTTTCTTTTCTCCTCAACCAAAGAAAGAAAATAAGCCTCAATGATCGTTGCAGCCAACATCGGCACATCAAGCAACTTTGCTTTCATGGCAGAGCTGTATGGCACCTCTTCGCCATCGCCATCTTGGATGCCTTCCCACCCAACCAACACTTCATCAGCCACTGAAATGTCGCTGATCGATTGGCTTTCATCACCATCAGAACGTTTCTGAGCTTGCTCTTGAATTTCAGCAATTCTCGTTTGCGATAAACGCGCAAACTCAGCAACAAAATCAGACTTTACCCGTTTGCCCCCGTTCCCTGGCTGCCGAAAAACGACAGGCCAGGTGTATGAATCAGAAGCTTTAAGGACAAAGGCCATTAGGTGTAAGCAAGGGACACCTCATCATTGCCTGCGCTGCCTGGAACTGCAACATAGGGGAGGTTGAGCATCATTATGCCATCGGAATCGCTGTAGGAAGGGTTTCCAATGTCGCAAGTGGGTGCGGTAAATGTGATGATGTTCCCCGCATCTTGCCCATGCTGGAATGAGATCGAACCGGTCGCATCAGTGTTGGCGATGTCGAAATAATTCTTTTGGGCAAGTGTTGGAGCTTCAATCACGCACTCACCAGCCGGGGCACGATTTGTGATGTTGACGGACTTGGTGCTGCCCACCAACTCACGGAAAATAACCTCGTTAGCAATATCAAAGCTGAATGATTCCAGCGATGCCGCATAACCCAGAACTGAAAGGCTCGTTGTGTTGCCAGCTTTGAAGATTTTGGGAGTGTCCTGATTGCTGTACGTGGTGCTAGGTGATGCCGTGTCGGTGGGGTCTACATAGTTGCCAGTCATTGTGAAGTTAACAACTGGGATCTCACCAACACTTGCATTGATGCTGAACGTCCCACGACAGCCGGTCATTTTATGGCGGATGCCATCAGCGAAAACATAAATGGTGCTGCTGTCAAATCCTGTGGACACAGGCGCATAAGTGACGCTTGTGGATGCAACAACAGTGGAAGCAAGCCCGCAAGACTTCAAAAGAGCGTCATATTTTGGAGCGGTGCCAGCCGTCCCAGAGCCAGCAAACTCAACCTCAAAGGTAAGTTCAACCCTGCTGTTGCCTAGCAGTTGATCACTGTTGCCTAAATAGTCACGGATCAAATCGCGGCTAACGGTGTCAGCCTGGATTGGCGTAAAATCAATGTTGCGAACCAAGACCGCATCAGTTCCGGCAGGTGTCGCGTCGGTGTTGTAAGTAGATTCGGCAGCCACCACAATGAGCTGCCTCCGGGTGAGCTTTGCCATTAGAAGTCAAGAAAAAGCACTTGCTTTTATTTTAGCCTCTCTACCCAGCCGACAAGTCTGTAACAGTTGTTCGATATTTAATCAGATAATTCATTGAGATCACGCCAGCGGGCTGATCGGCCTCGATGATTTCAAATCCAACCGTGCTTGGCTCGATGTCCAATGCGTAGCCACCCAAGGTGTTGTCGGCTGTGATTTTGCTGTGTATGTCATCAACAATTGGATCCGCTGCCTGATCAGGGAGAGAAGACCTGACAATGACAGAAATCCTTACTGACAAACGCCAATCAAGACGATCAAGCCTCAGGCTGTATTCAGGCTCATCACTGATTGGTTCAATAACAATGGCAGGGCTTTCAGCCCTAGCAATTGCTTCAACACGGCTCCTATAAATGCGAGAGCCAACTTGAACAGTCCCGGCAAGGCTTGTGGCAATGTCCGCCAGGATTGATTCACGCTTGGTCGTCATGTTTTCTGCAGTGAGATTTCTACAAGCAAGCCATCATCAATGGGCCGCACCTCGCGCACCGTGTAATTGACAGAATCAACGGTGATGGCATCGCCTCTTAAAAGAGAACCAAAATCTGAAGTCTTGGCCGTGGCTGTGTAGTCAGTGCTCAAGACCATGCCATTTGCCAACACTTCGCCCGGCTGGTCAAGAATCACCTTCGCCGTTGTATCTCCTGCAGTTGCAGAAACAGCAAAAGGATCATCAAGGAAAACGCCGAGATCAGTTGTAAGGAAATCAGCTAGCGGCATTTGCTTTTGGCTTGCGTTTTGCTTTTGGCTTTGGTGCTTCGCCTTCAACGGCTTTGCCCATGCGGATCAAAAGATCGCCATCGGCTTCGCTTAGTTCATAGCTTTGACCAGCCTCAAGGGCTTGGCCGCTCGCCATGACTGCTTTGGTGCAAGTGACTTTCATAAAAAAAAGGGGGGCCGTTTCCGGCCCCTGTGATCATCAGGCGGTTGTAATATCTTCGATCGCTGCAAACGCCGATGCTTGGCGAACTGCAACATCGAATGAAATGATGCCGCGAACAGATGACAACGCCTTGGAGAAGTCATCCCCATCGGTGCCAACTGTGATTTCCAGGCCGTTGCCGTAGAAACCAATCATGGCCTGGCTGAAGTCGCCAGCAACCAAGGAAGAACAAACGCTGGAGCTAGTTCCCTTCGTCAAGTTGGAAGGGACAGCGTTGGTTACAGCCAAGGGATAACCGTTAAGGGTCAAAGGCGTTGGGCCGCGACCGATAGCGGAAAGATCCGAGTTGTAGAGGAAAGCACCATCACCAGCGGTTGAACCGCCAGCGCGAAGTTTCTTCAGCCCGCCAACAACCTTGCCGTTGGTGACATAAGCCATGTTGGGGCCAAAGGCGTTGTCCTCAGTGATGGCAGTTTCTAGGTCAACCACTTTCTCAAGGGTCAATGCACCACCGTTGGTGCCCATCGCAACGGATCCGATGCCGGAAGTGTTGCGGATGCCTGTTGGCTGACCGGAAGAACCGGAACCGTTCAGGATCGCAGCATCAACAGCAGCGTTAAGACCATCGGTCAAATCGCGGCGCACAAGCTCTTCAATGCCAGGGGTGGCTTGAAGCAAGGTCTGGCGGCTGTACTTAGACAGGGCTGCCAGGTTCTTGGGGCTCATCGTGATCTGATCGAAAGTCGATTCAGACTGCGTGATGGCGGTTGTCTCAGAAGACAGGTAGTAGGTGCTGGAAACACCAGAGCGGCGAGGGATTGCAACATCACCAACCAAGCCGGTCAGGGTGCGAACGCCCAAACCAACTACAGGTGAAGCATTCCGCAGGGCTTCGATGAAGTCATCAGCCAACAGATCGGTTGCAACAAGGTTTCCGCCTGCGCCAGCCGAACTCGTGACGTAAGTCGCGCGTTGTGAGAGGGCAGAGAAAGGAACAAAGAAGCTCCGCTCACCTGTGGCACTTAGGCCAGACGTGCGCATAACTTCCTGGCTCAGCTCACGGCAAAGGCCAGCGCCATGCGATGACCAATCACCAGTGATCAAGGCGCGGACGCCATCCATCAACTGATAACGCTCTTGGGCTTGCTGGCCAAGGTCAACAGGAGCAACAGTTTCGACAGGCTTAGAGCCAATCTTTTCGAGAACTGCGGCGCGTGCAACATCAATGCTGCTGCCGTTTTCAATTAGCTGATCGGCAATTTCACGCATTTCGTGTTTGCCGCAAAGCTCTTGAATGTTTTTGATGCGGGTACGCTCTGATGAAGCAGCTTTTTTGGAAGCCTCATCGCGCACCACGTTGAGATCGGGTGCTGTGGACATTTGATTCTCTGAATCGGTTTGTGTGAGTGGTGCGACGCGAGCCGCAGAATCAACCTCAGGGGCTGTTTCTTTGTCCATTGTAGTGTCTGAAAGCAAAGATCTCCCCACGCCAATGTTTGGATCAGCGGGGACACTTACAACGCTGATTTCGTAGGGCTCCCATGAAGTTGCCACAAATTCGTTATTGCGCTCTTCCATCTCTTTAATTCGATATCCAAAGGAGATGTTGCGCATAATTCCGTCTTTAACGTCCGCTAATACTTCTTGCGCAAAAGAGTTGCGGCTGAAGCGAACACGGCTAACGCCTTTCTTTTTGTCGTCGTCAAGGTAGGCGCGTTCAACAACACCAATGGGCCGGTCCATGTCGTGATTGAACAGAAGCGGTGCGCCGTCGTTCAATCTGCTCAAATCTGCAGCGTCTTTGTCATGGCTCAACACTTCTGAGCCAAAAGAACGCTCAACCGGATATTCAGAACTAAAACTGAACTCCATAACCCGGTCTTCCTGCTCCTCAAACTGAGTTTCCCCAGCTCGTTTCAGCAGTGAAGGCGCAGAACGCAAGGCTTCAATTTTGGTCAGCGTTGAGAAGCGATGCCCAGACTTAACGTCTGTCGCTTCATAGCCCTCATCTGTTTCGCGATAAACAGTGATTAACGCGGCAGGATCATCCTCATCACCATTAATAGTGAACTCAGATCCAGGTACATCGATTGAACCGTCTCGCTCAATCCTGTCGATCTTGCCCCTAGCCGTGCCGCCAGAGCTGTCCCATTGAACAAAATCACCAACGCTTAATTCATCAGGCTCTGCCCTCTTTGCAAGATCCTCAGTCATTGGTAATTCACGAATATCTTTGATTCTATCCGCCTTAGCCGTTGACCACACCTGACCGGCATCTCCGCCCCATGCAGCCCAGGCCACGCGACCATTTGACGGGTAGCCATCCTCTCCAGGTGAAAAACCTTCACCTTGCTTGTCAACTTCATGGCGGGCGAACCATGCCGACATAGCAATCACAACATCACCGGATAATTCGTTGCCGCTCAGGATCTGAGTTGCACGCCGTGCCGCTACTTCTGTGCCGCCAGATTCACCCTCAGATTTCCATTCGCGATAACGCTCAGCCTCGGCTTTCATGCCCTTAGTGGGCATTAAGTCGATCTCTGTGCCGTTAATAGTTGCCACTTTCTTCCTCGCCTACGTTCTCCGCATCATCGCCTGATGGCGGTGGGGTGTCCCCAAATGCGTCGATCGTATTGATTGGCTTGTACTGGCTAGCGCCGGAACCGTTGACCGCTGATGGGTCAGTGTCCGTAATGATGTTCATCTCGTCGAGCTTGGCTAGCTCTGCCTGACGGGCAACAAGCAATTCGTCGA